GCCCTGATGCCAGTCCCCGTTTCTGATCTTCAGGCGATCGCGCCCAGTGCCGTCATCGAGCTATTTGAGCTTGAGCTGAACGTGACGCAGCACGGCGTGGCGGATGTCTATCGCTTCCATGCCGGCACCAACCTCAACAGCAACGGTGAGCTGGTCTGGGCCGGCCAGAACTACCAGCGCTTCCCTGTCGAGGCCGAGGGCTTCGAGTACAGCGGCAACGGTCAGCTGCCACGGCCGAAGGTGCGGTGCAGCAACATCCTGGGCACGATCACGGCGCTGCTGCTGAGCCTGCCGAACGGACTGGAGGGCGCCAAGGTTACGCGGATCCGCACGCTGGCCCGCTACATCGACGGCGGCAACTTCCCCGGCGGCACCAACCCCTACGGCACGCCAGACCCGACCGCGGAGTTCCCGCGCGAGATCTACTACGTGGATCGAAAGGTCGCCGAAACGCGCGACGTGGTGGAGTTCGAGCTCGCGGCATCGTTCGATCTGGCCGGCGTGCGGGCACCCAAGCGGCAGTGCATCGCGAACATCTGCCAGTGGGTCTACAAGTCGGCGGAGTGCGGCTACACCGGCGGGCTGCCAACCTGCGACAAGACGCTGGATGCCTGCAAGGCACACTTCGGCGCGACCGCTGAGCTGCCCTTCGGCAGTTTTCCGGGTATTGGCGCGTTCGTGGTGTAAGATGGTCGGCATCGGACCTTTTTATTCCATGCGAGGCAAAGCAACCGACCTCACAGGTCAGCGCTTTGGGCGTCTTGTCGTAATAGGTCAGAGCAAAACGCGCGCCTATGGCCGTGTCCTTGCTTGGGACTGCCGCTGTGATTGCGGAACGGTCAAGCCTTTGATCACTTCTGTGCTGAACTCCGGCAGCACCAAGTCTTGCGGGTGCCTCAAGCGCGAATGCAAACCGCCGATCCTTCGGAAGCACGGCCTCAGCTACTACTCAGGAATGAAAGTCTGGCAGGGCATGATTCGGCGCTGCACTAATCCAGAGGCAAAAGACTTCGCCCAGTACGGAGGCAGGGGAATAAAGGTCTGCGAGCGCTGGCTAGACGTTCGCAACTTTGCAGAAGACATGGGGGAGAAGCCTGACGGTCACTCTTTAGATCGAATCAACACGCACGGCGATTACTGCCCGGAAAACTGCCGATGGGCGACACCCGCTGAGCAGGGCGCCAACAAGCGCAACAATCGGATGATCGAGCACGAGGGCCAAGTCCTGCACATGTCGGAATGGTGCAGGCGACTAGGGGTCAAGCCGTCTACCGTGATCAACAGGCTGAACTCCGGCATGGATCCGTCGCTTGCCTTGACGATGCCATTGCAGCGCAAGCGGAGAGCGGCATGACCTGGCGCACAGCAGCACTCGAGCACGCGAAGGCCGAGGATCCGCGCGAGGCCTGCGGGCTGGTGGTGGTCGTCAAGGGCCGCGAGCGCTACTGGCCGTGCCAGAACCTGGCGGCCGGTGCCGACCAGTTCATTCTCAACCCAGACGACTACGCGGCGGCCGAAGATGCCGGCGAGATTATCGCGGTGGTCCACAGCCACCCGGTCACACCGCCCACGCCCAGCCAGCCCGATCTGGTCAGCTGCGAGCACAGCGCCCTGCCCTGGTACATCGTGAACCCGAAGACCGAGGCATGGGGCGGCTGCAAGCCCTGCGGCTACAAGGCGCCGCTAATCGGCCGGGAATGGGTGTGGGGCGTCACCGACTGCTGGACGCTGACCCGCGACTGGTGGGCCGAGAAGGGGCTGCAACTGCCCGACTGGGAGCGGCCGCTCACGCCTGAGGCATTCGAGGCGGCGCCAATGTTCGAGGACTGCTGGCGCACGGCAGGGTTCCGCGAGCTGGACGACGACGACGATCTGCGGGTGGGTGATGCGCTGCTGATGAGCATCAGCGGGCCGGGCCTCAACCACGTCGGCGTCTACATCGGCGACCAGCTGATGCTGCATCACATCCGCGGCAGGCTCAGCAGTCGCGACATCTACGGCGGGTGGCTCCAGAAAAGCACCGGCCGCAGGTTGCGACACCCTGAGTTCAATACAATGGGCGGAGGCTGAGCAGGGCCATGCTGCGCGAGATTCGGATCTATGGGCGGCTGGCAAAGTTCCTCGGCCGTCGCAAGTTCATGGCCGAGGTGGCCAGTGCAGCTGAAGCGGTGCGCTTCCTGCTGGCTAATTTCCCGCAGCTTGAGCGGCACATGGCCGACCAGCACTACCGGGTGAGCGTGGGCAGCTATGACCTAGCGCTTGAGGAGCTGCACGATCCGGCTGGCCAGCAGGCGATCAAGATCGTGCCCGTGCTGCAGGGTGCAGGTGCAGTGGGCCGGATCATTGCCGGCGTGGCGCTGCTGGCCGTTGGCTTTCTGGTGCCAGGTATCGGCGCCCTGGGCGTTCAGCTGCTGGTCGGCGTCGGCGCCAGCCTGGTGCTCGGCGGCGTGGCGCAGCTGCTCACGCCGGTGCCCAAAATGGGTGCATCGCCAGGCGCTAGCTCTAGTGCCGCCGACACTGATCAAGACCCCCGCAAGTCCTACAGCTTCTCCGGCATCCAGCAGACCAGCCGCCAAGGCGTGCCAGTCCCTGTGGTCTACGGCGAGACGCTGGTGGGCTCGGTGGTGATCTCGGCCGGCATCGACACAGTGCAGGTGAGCGGCTGATGGCTCGGATCGTTGGTGCAGGTGGTGGTGGCGGCGGCGGCGGGTGCTTCCTAGGGCACACCCTGGTGCGGGTGCCCGATGGGCAGCGGCGCATCGATGAGCTGCAGCCCGGCGACCTGGTGCTCAGCTTCGATGACCTCGGCGAGGTGCATCAGGCCAAGATCCTTAAGGTGCATGAGCACGAAGGCGAGCGGGTGAACCGCTACCGCCTCTGGGGCGGCGCCGTGCTCGATGCCACGCCGAACCACTGGGTGCTGAACCAGTTCAACGCCTTCGTGGAGATCGACACGCTGAGCGGCGACGATTGCTTGGTGGATGAGAACGGCCACCTGCGGCCGATCGTCGGCAAGGCCGAGCTCTGCCATGGCACCGTCTACAACCTCACCGTCGAGGGCCATCACACCTTCATCGCCGGCGGGATTCGCGTCCACAATGCAGGACTGGGCCTGGGCACGATTGCTGGCGCGGGCGGCGGCGGCGGCGGCGGTGGGGGTGGCGGCAAGGGCGGCGGCGGCAGTCAGCAGCAACAGCCGCAGCGCATTCCGACAGAGGCCGCCGATAACCTCAACAGCGCGCAGTATGCGCAGCTGGTGGACCTGCTCAGCGAGGGCGAGATCCAAGGCCTGAAGGATGGCCACAGATCCATCTTTCTTGGCAACACACCGCTGCAGAACGCAAACGGCACCTACAACTTCCAAAACGTCACGGTCTACACCCGCAACGGCACGCAGAATCAGTCCTACATCCCCGGCTCGCCCGGCATCGAGGACGAAAAGCCGGTCAGCGTGCAGGTGCAGCAGGGCACGCCAATCGTCCGCACCATCACCGACGCCAATGTGGACGCGGCGCGGGTGAGCATCACGGTGCCGCAGCTGCAGGAGTTCACCAACGAAGGCGACATCAACGGCACCAGCGTGCGCCTGCAAATTGCCGTGCAGTACGGCGGCGGCGGCTACACCGTCGTGATCGATGACACGATCTCAGGCCGCACCTCAGACACGTATCAGCGCGACTACCTGGTAGGCATAGCCACAACGCCGGCAGACATCCGCGTGACGCGGATCACGCCAGACAGCAGCAGCGCCAAGCTGGTCAACGCCTTTAACTGGTCCACCTACACCGAGATCACCTACGCGAAGCTGCGCTACCCCAACAGCGCCCTGGTCGGCCTGCGGGTGGACGCTGAGCAGTTCTCAAGCATCCCGAGCCGCTCCTATCTGATCCGCGGCATCAAGGTGCAGATCCCCAGCAATGCGTCGGTGGATCAGGCCAACGGCCGGCTGGTTTACAGCGGTGTGTGGAATGGGTCGTTCGGTGCGGCGCAGTGGTGCTCTGATCCGGCGTGGATCCTGTGGGATCTGCTGACCTCGACCCGCTACGGCTTCGGCGATCACATCAAAGCCGCGCAGCTCGACAAGTGGGCATTCTTCGCCGCCAGTCAGTACGCCAGCGAGTTGGTGCCCAACGGCTTCGGCGGCTGGGAGCCACGCTTCTCCTGCAACATCAACATCCAGACCGCCGAGGAGGCCTACAAGCTGATCAATGACATGTGCTCGGTGTTCCGAGTCATGCCGTACTGGAGCACCGGCGCGCTCACGATCAGCCAAGACCGGCCGGCGGACTCGGCCTACCTGTTCACGCTGGCGAACGTCGCTGAGGAGGGCTTCAGCTACCAGGGCAGCAGCCGCAAGACCCGCCCCACTGTGGCCGTGGTCAGCTACCTCGACCTGGACAGCCGGGAGATCGCCTACGAGGTGGTCGAGGACCAGGCCGCAATCGTCAAATACGGCGTGGTCACCACGCAAATCAGCGCCTTTGCCTGCACCAGTCGCGGCCAGGCCAGCCGCATCGGCGAGTGGCTGCTCTACTCCGAGCAATACGAAGGCGAGGTGATCAGCTTCACCGCATCGATCGACGCCGGCGTTGTGGTGCGGCCAGGGCAAATCATCGAGGTGGCCGATCCAGTCAAAGCCGGCGCCCGACGTGGCGGCCGCATTCGCTCAGCAACCACCAGCACGGTGACGGTGGACGATGGCACCGGACTGCCCACATCCGGCGGCACACTGTCGGTGATCCTGCCCGATGGCACAGTGCAGAGCCGCGGCGTGAGCAGCCGCTCGGGCAACGCCATTGCGCTCAGCTCGGCATTCACTGCTGCGCCCAACGCAAACAGCATCTGGATCTACCAGACCTCGAACATCCAAACCTCGACCTGGCGGGTGTTGTCCGTACAGGAACAGGACGGCGCGCAGTACACCATCAGCGCGCTGGCCTACAACGCCAGCAAGTACGCCTACGTCGAGCGCGGCGCGGCCCTGCAGCGGCGGGATATCACCGATCTGAACGTGATCCCGCCGCCCCCGGTAAACCTGCGCATCACTGAGGCGCTCTACGAAAACAGCGGCCGCGCACTGTTCAAGCTGATCATCAGCTGGCAGCCGGTCAACGGCATCGATCAATACTTCGTCCGGTGGCGGCAGCAGAGCGGCAACTGGAGCTCCTCGACCGTTCAGCGGGTTGATTACGAAGTCTTGGACGCCGTTGAGACCACCTATGAGGTGCAGGTCTACAGCGTGAACGCATCCGGCCGGCGATCAACGCTCCCAGCGTTGCTGACCTATGCAGCAGCCGGCAAAAGCGCTCCACCGCAGGATGTGACCGGCATCAGTCTGATCGCAATCGATTCGGCCAGCGCCATTCTCAGCTGGAATCGAGCCAACGATCTCGACGTGCTGCTGGGCGGTGCGGTGCTGATCCGCCACTCCCCCGTACTAATCGGCGCCACTTGGGAGAGGAGCATTGATATTGTTCCTGCCGCAGCTGGCAGCCAGACGCAAAAACAGGTGCCGCTGCTGGAGGGCACCTACCTGCTGAAGTTCCAAGACGATGGCGGCCGGCGTTCTGTCAACGCGCTCACCGCCGTGGCCGATCTGCCCAACCCGTTGCCGCGGCTGCTGGTCCAGACCTACGCCGAAGACCAGGAGGTGCCGCCCTTCAACGGCAACTACACCGACATGTTCTACAGCGAGGACTTGGACGGCCTGGTGATTAGCGCCGGCGAGCTGGTCGATTCGCTGGCACCTGAAACGGTGCCCGGCAGCCCGCTGGTGGATGAAAACGGCGACCTGATCCTGGATGAGAACGGCGACATGATCCTGTCGGAAGGCGACCCCGGTGACTGGGATGCGCTGGCATCGATCGACGGCGCAGGTGGGGTGCTGGGCTCGGGCGAATACGAGTTCGCCAGCACGCTGGACCTCGGCGGCACATTCGACCTGAACCTGCAGCGTCGTCTGCTCACCAGGCCGTACCTGCCCGGCAGCCTGATCGATGACAAGATCCTTGAGATCGATGAATGGCCCGCAATTGACGAAGACAACCTCGACGGGGTGAACGCGGCGCTCTACGTCCGCACAACAGCAGACAACCCCGCAGGCACTCCCGCCTGGGGCACCTGGCGCGAGTTCTCCAATGCGATCTCACGCGGCCGCGGCTTCCAGTTCAAGGTGGTGGCCACCAGCTCCGATCCAGTGCAGAACATCGTGGTGGACGAGCTGGGCTGCGTGCTGGAGATGCAGCAACGGGTCGAGCAGTCGGCAACGCTGACCAGCACAGCCGGCACCTACTCGGTGACCTTCGCGAACGCGTTCTATCAGACGCCCAGCTTGGGCGTCACTGGCTTCAACATGGGCACGGGCGAATACTTCACTATCGCCTCCGTGACTCGCACCGGATTTCAGGTAACCTTCAGAAACAGCGGCGGCACGGC